CGTACACTGATCAAAGTCTGTCAACAAATACCCCTTACAATCCAGCACACTTTGAGGGTCGCAAAGTTCCTGCTACCTTAATTGCTAAAAATCTAATGTTGGCTCATTACTGGGGTTTAAAAACATTATACTACAGCTTGATTAATAAACAAGGATCAAAGTCTAAAACAGACGCACCACCACCAGATATGCCACTTGAACAAATTGATTTTGATGATGAAGAATCATGCGAATCCTGTAAACTCTAAGGAAAGATAATGTTAGAAACAATATGTGATATTATGATAGACGCTTACAAGCGTAATTGGATTACAAGTCGTGATGGCAATGTCAGCATTCGCCATCATGGGAGAGACCATTTTTATATTACTCCAACTGGAGTGCGTAAGCAAACTCTTCAGCCAGATCAATTTAAAAAAATCAGTACCAATGGTTTACTTTGGAAAGAAGAACCGTACACTGATATCAGTGCTAATCTGAAACCCAGTGGTGAGTTGCCTATGCATTTGGGGCTACAGAGAAAAATTGATTCCGAGGTACGAGTAATCATGCATTTTCACCCTACCTATACCACAGCGGCAATGTACGCAGGTATTGACCTACCGAATCTACTAAACGAATTTCCAGAATTAAGTCGGTATACCTCAATTGGTCCTACTGTTGGTATATTACCTCCCATCACCCAAGACTTGGCTAATGCCTGTATCGAGAACATTGGATTCAATGCAGATACAGGTGAGATTAAGTATAATATAATTGGTATGGATAGACACGGTGTAGTTGCTGTTGACACAAGTCCATGGCGAGCGTATGAGCACATTGAACGATTAGAACATATTTGCAAGATAGTACTTGCATCAGGGAAATATTAATGAGCAAAGAACAATATAATTTAAGAACCAAGACAGACTATCTTAGTCGTAAGATGTTTTTAGATCCTGCTGGTCCAGTTACGGTTCAAAGATTTGAGGAAGTAAAATATAATAAACTAACAAAATTTGATGCTGAAGCCAGAGGATTCTTTTGGGTTCCGGAAGAAATTTCATTAACTAAAGATGCTGGAGATTTTAAAGACGCAAGCGATACTGTTAAGCATATCTTTACGAGTAACTTACTACGGCAGACAGCATTAGATAGTTTACAAGGTCGCGGGCCCACGCAAGTGTTTACACCTGTATGTTCTATTCCAGAACTTGAAGCATTGATGTATAACTGGGGATTTTTTGAAACAAATATTCACAGCCGTAGTTACAGTCACATTATTCGCAACATCTACAATGTACCGAAGGATGTGTTTAATACTATTCATGATACAGAAGAGATCGTTGGAATGGCCAGCAGTATTGGAAAATATTATGACTACTTACATAGATTAAACTGCCGCAAGGAACTAAATGATAATGGATATGCGGTTGATGAACGTGACCATATAAAAGCAATCTGGTTAGCACTACATGCTAGTTATGCGCTTGAGGCATTTCGTTTTATGGTATCATTTGCCACAAGTTTGGCAATGGTTGAGAATCGTATCTTTATTGGCAATGGTAATATTATTGGCTTAATTTTACAAGACGAAATCTTACACAAGGAATGGACAGCTTGGATTATCAATCAGGTCGTTAAGGAAGATTCTAGATTTGCCAGCATCAAGAGCGAGTGCGAAGCCGAAGTATATCAAATATATCAGGATGTTATTCGTGAAGAAAAAGACTGGGCGGATTATTTGTTTAATAAAGGTCCAGTGATAGGTCTTAACGCTAATATTCTTAAAGAATTTGTTGACTTTACTGCTGTGGCAGCACTAAAGGAAATTGGCATCAAGTATCAAGGTACAGCACCAAGAACTACGCCAATCCCATGGTTTAACAAACATGTAAATGTAAGCAACAAACAAACCGCCTTACAAGAAAATGAAAGTACAAACTACGTGATTGGCGTTATGGGAGATACATTAAACTACGATGAGTTGCCTAATTTATAATTGATTATGAGAAAGTCTGTTGAACTAATTTCAACGACTTTTCTTTTTCAGCACCTTTTTCTGAGCCCACTTCACCAGATTTAACAGATATCATAGATGCAAACAAACCTTTGATCCGTTCTCTACTGCGCGGATTTTTAATTTCACTATTAATTTTTGAAACTAATTCAACAAATGTAAAATTAAAATTAGTCATTTTCAACAACCAATGGACATGAAGAAATACTGTAGAAGTCCATAGTATTTCTCTACTAACTTGCTTGTATGTTCCTGGCTCGTACTGCACCCGTCTTAGCTGTAGTTCACTGCTAGATAAATTAAATTCGTACTCTTGGTCTGGGCCTAACACTCCTGGATCAGCAATCCCAAGTCTGACAAATAGATCAGTGGCAGGATTTTCTAGTACAGCAACTTTAACTAGTCCTAAAACTAGACCTTGTATTGATGCCGGCATACTTAAAAAGTTTGCTTTAAATTCAGCTTCATTATTATTTGTCGCAATAATATTATCAATCTGTACTGAATATCCTAATTCATTATCATGGTATCTTACAGTTACAATCTCACCGGAATTGTATGTACGACGATCTAAATATTTAGGATTACTAAATGGTACAATAACATCTTCAGGTTGACTATGGAAAAATTCAACTAATGATTTTTTAAGTGTTGTCTTAGTAAGCGTAGTGGGAATAGTTACAATTAAATCCATGTCGCCAAATGTTTTCTTGGTAGGATCTGAACGATAGCTGCCAGTTGATTGCAAACTTAGCTCAGTAATATTAAACTGTTTAATAAGATTAAAATAGTTTCTAGAAATTTTACGATAGTCTTCTCGACTCCTGACTCTTTCTGCTCCTGCTAATCCGCTCATAACATCACCTTTAATTTAGAATATTCTGGTAAAAACTTTCCTGTTAATACTAACCGATCCTTGCGACCGATCCATTCTTCTTGTAAATTATCAGGAATGTCAGCTCTAGTGGAATCTAAAATCTTGAAGTATGTGTCAAGCATCTTACTGTACTTTTCAGAATCTAATTGTTTAGCTAGAGTTTCACCAAGTACATAATAGTCTGCAACGATATCCGTAGTAAGTGTGGTGCCTAGGCGTTCATTAAGAATAGCTAATGCTTGTACTGGATCTTTTGCTAACCATTCTTTAGTAGTTTTATCTCTAACGCCAATGCCATGACTAAATGATAAGTCAGCAACTTGAAACGCAGACAACATTAACTGTGTGCGATGCAGGCCTTTTACATTAGAATCATCTGGATAAGCTGCTGAATAGTAACTGAATCGTAGCCAGTCTAGGTTGCCAATCATCCAATCAATTTGAACGCATTCACCTGTATCGTTACCATTCAAGTCTTTTTGTGGATAGTATCCAAAAATGCTGCTGTCGGTAACTTTCTTTTCATCACAATGAATATTAGAAGCATGAAGATTGATATAGCGAACAAGGTTTAGTAAAAATGCCTTCATGCGCAACTGATCATCTGATGCTGTTCTTGCTCGGCTCTTTAACAAGTTGAATGTTTCTTTAAAATCAGGAACTGTAAGATTCCACGATTTTAATTGATTTGATAAATCTTTATTATTTTGTACATCAAAAATATAATTGCTGTTGATGCCTAAATCAATATCACCAGACACTGGCTTCTTACCAACAGAGCCTAATGTCTCAAAATAAAACATACTAAAGATTACTTGATGTGGAAATAGCTCCTCCATCTCGGCAAAGTATGCCTTTAGTGTAGGAAGAATATTTTCTTTAAGAATTGGTGCTGTTTTGTCAGCAAAAACGTTACCGCCCATAATTACTCCAGATTTATTGTGCTGAAGTAATTATAGTATGTATTTATTTAATTGTCAAGAATTTGATTAAACAACTATTGCGGTTACAGTATCAGCAACAGAATCATACGTTACTAGTACAAGATTGTGGTTTATTTCATTAGTATAGGCATTATAACTAAAAGTATATGATGGCGTTGATGGATTAGTTACTTCTATGAATTTTGCCGAAACAAAAGTAATAGGTGTTCCACCTGACTGGACAATTATGTCTGAAAGTTGAGTAGTACTAAGATTTGTGAAATAAGCTAATTGTGATGAATTGATAGGCATGTCGTTCTCCGTTTAATTTACTTATTAGATAATTGTCAAGTACTACTAGTAATCCACTAAATATTGTGCTAAAATACAATATTATAAGGAATAATATGAAACTAACAGTCTATACAAAAGACGATTGCCCATTTTGCGATATGGCAAAAGCATTATTAGAAAGTAAAGGTATTGAATATACTACAGTAAATGTAGGTGTTCTCACCGAAGCTCGTGACTATTTGGTTGAACAAGGACTGCGTAGTGTACCACAGATTTTCAATGGTACAACATTAATTCAGGGTGGCTATCAGGGTTTAGCCGCTAAATCAGATGAATTTTGGACAGAGTTAAAAGGATAATATGAACATTAAAGACAACGAAGTATACACATTTAAAATGGCATCAGGCGAAGAAATAGTAACGAAAGTGCTAAGTTCAGATGCCGACTATATCTATATCACAGAGCCATTGGCAGTAGCACCTAGTCCACAGGGTCCGGCATTAATGCAAGGCATTTTTACTTCAGAACCTGGGACAAAAGTATCACTAAATATTAAGCATATTGCAATGTTTGCTGAAACTGAAGACAGTGTTAAACAGCGTTACATTAAAGTTACTACCGGAATTGATGTACCCAGCAAGAAACTTATTTTAGGATAATATATGGCAGGTGGAGTTGTAAGAATGACAGATCCGAATTCATGCGGCGGAGTTCCTATGAGTGGAGTTAGTTCAGTACGAGTTAACGGTATTCCAATTGTAGTTAATGGTGCCAGCGTTACTCCACATCCTAACAACAAACCACCACATAAAAATGCTCGCACTGTAGCAGGATCTTCTTCCGTGCGCGCGGCTGGTCAGCCGGTAGTAAGTGCGTCAGATGTTGATAGCTGCGGACACTCTAGAGTCAATGCAAGTCCAAATGTTAGGATTGGATAATGGCGCAGTCTCCTAGTTTATTAACCCCATTTCAATTAACGGTTACCTCTGGGTTACTAAACAATCAAGGTATAAATGTCAATGCTGAATTTATATCTAGTGTCAATACGTTTAAAAACTTGCCTTATATGGTTGCATTAAGTGAAGCAATATCTGAAGCTAGTATTGTGCCAGAATTATCTGAACCTATATTATTAGAGTTATATACACTAGGATCAAATACATGTGCTGCCCTAGGTGATAGCATACCGCCATATACAGGTAATATAGTTTATCCAGATAATGTATTATTCTCAAGTCTGTTATTAGACACTGGCTATTCTTACATGGGTCAAGATTCTACTGGTGCAGGCAAAGACTTAAGTATATTTTGTCAAGGATTTGGCGCATTAGTTGGCTATAATGGAATTACTAATAGCTTTGTAAATTCAGCTGTCAACAGTCAAAATTATCTAGCAGGTACTTATACTAATGCTGATAATATGGTTAGTGGTGGCATTACCAGTGTTAATCTGTGTACTGAACAATGGGCTAACGATCTTGCTAAGTTAGGTGGATTAATTAATCTTAAAGCTCTGCCTGAACTAGGAACACCATTGGCACTAGTACAGCAATTAGCATCCTTAGGTGGTGTTACTCCTGATCTTACTTTAGCTTTTTCAAATGCAGGAGTCAGTTTAGATGTAGTAATTAATATATCATCACCAGATGTTGTTGCGTCAGCCGCGGATCAAAAAGCCATGTATGCAGCAATGACGCAAATAACAGGCACATCACTTACCGAAATATTACAAGTATTGGGCGTTACTACTTCTAATATTACTACTATGGCTGATTTATTAAATCCATACAAACTATTTCCAACTAGTTTCCAAACATTAACATTTACAGGAACTAATGGTGTTAGTCAAAACATCTATGTAAATTCCACTGGTACAGTTAACGCTACTATGCAGCAGTACTTGCCAACTATAGCATTGAACACAATATCATGACTGCACTAGATAAATTAAGCCAAATAATTCCGCCTGATCAAGCACTAGCTAACAAAGCATTAGCTACTGCACTTCAACAAATTACAAATATTTCTTCGTTAAATTTGCCTAGACTAGCAAACGCAGTTAGTAATGTGCAGACAAATTTTGGATTACCGTTAGTTAACGCACAAAAAACAGCGGTTGATCCTGCGGTGGCAAACAATATTTCTAATAAATTAGGCATAGGTTCAGGAGTAAACGGTACACTTACTATTAATGATTCTATGGGAATAGCAGCGGGCATCGTTGTGACTTCTGCGTTTAACAATGTAGTTACACTTGTTAATTCAATGGATTTGTCTAATTTAGCTAATATATACACAGACATGACAGCTACTGCAAATGGATCCTACGGACCTGCTGCGGGGCCTATTACTATTATTGCAGGTCCCGCAGCTGGAACCTATGATAATATTAATGCCGCATTTTCTGGGCAAGAAGCTAATGCTAATGGCGGAACTGGTGGAACTGGACTTATTCCGTCTGTTAATTCAAATGTTATACCAAATATTATTGCAGTATATCCAGGCCAAATTACAAGCATAAACACAAACTGGAATAGTATGATGACACAATTGAATCATGAAAAAACAGTTCAAAAAAGCGCATCAATTGACTTTGCTAATCTAACTCCGGATAGTAATCCTCCAATTTATAGTTTTGTGCTGTCACTTCCACAATACGGACAGGACACAGCAGCAAATGGAGCGTTTCAGTATCTAGAATCAGTTGCCGATCTTACTGATCTAACCGGCCAAACTTTGGTGGCAGCATTACGACAAGGACAGTCTAATATTGCCACTACGGGAATTGCAACTACAAGTAATGTTCCCGTGAATCCAAATCCACCGCCACCAGAAGCAACTTTGACTAAATCACAATATCCATATCCGTTACCACCAACCACTTGATTTTTTATAAATAATACTTATACTGTTATATAGGAAAGCACTACTATGGAAAATAAAAGATTTACCTCAGAAAATTTACGGACAGATAATCCTTGTTGGAAAGGTTATAAGGCTGTTGGAACAAAGAAAAAATCAGGCAAAACTGTTCCTAATTGTGTGCCTACTGAAAGTGTAGATGAAGCTGCCAATGCAGCTCAACAAGCGGCAATTGCGATAGCCATAAAGAAAAAGAAAGGTATGTCAGAAGGTTATGCCACAGAAGATGAGCAACTTGATGGCATGGCGTTAGGTGAACTCAAAGCAATAGCTCAAGCAGCTGAGAAGATTTACAATTCAGTTAAATCCGGCATACCATTAGAAGCATGGATGTACAAAATGATCACTAACGGTAATGAAGGACTGACATCTGTAGCACAACAAATTGATAGTCCTGAAGTTAGCGAGTCAGAATGGGTATCGGAAGGTGAAAGAACTATGAGTCGTGCTGCCAAAGGCAATGAAAAGTACGGCAAAGATGGTATGAAACAACTAGCAAAAGCAGGTCGTGACGGTGCAAGTGAAAAAAAGCTAGATTCTATTCGTGACAAATATGACAAATATGATGATGAAAAAGAAATAGAAGAAGATATAACTGAAAGCAATTTGTACCGTATATTAGAACTTAGTGGATTAGTTAATGAAGATGTTGAATTACAATTTGACAAAATTGAAGAGTGGGTCGAGTCGCTAGCTGAGGCACACGGAGTTGACAGTGAAGTAATATGGGAAGATTTTGAAACTGTTACAGATAGTGAACTACTATCAGAAGCAGCAGCATGGCAAAAATCATCTGGAAAAAATAAAAACGGTGGTCTCAACCAAAAAGGTGTTAACTCGTACAAAAGAGAACACCCTGGTAGTAAATTAAAAACAGCTGTAACTACTAAACCTAGTAAATTAAAACCTGGTGGCAAAGCTGCCAAACGCCGAAAAAGCTTTTGTGCCCGTATGTCCGGTATGAAGAAATCTAGAACTTCAGCGAAGACAGCGCACGATCCAAATTCAAGAATTAACAAATCACTGCGAAAGTGGAATTGTTAGGATGAGAGCTAGGGAATTTATTACTGAATTATACTTCATGGGCAGTCCGTGTACTAAAGATTGTAGTGGTCACAAAGCGGGATACTCATGGGGCAAAGCACACGCTGGCAAAGAAGAATTCGGTCCTAGTCCTAGCTTTAACAAAGGCACTTATCTAGCAAAGAACTATACTCCACGAGCACAAGGTGGCGGCAAAGTTAAAGGAACATTAAGTCAGAATCCTAATGCTGTAGCAAAACGTAATCGTCGGGCTCAACTAAAACCTGAACCAGTTGCTACTCCAGTAGCACAACCAGCAGCGGAAAAAGTTGACGAAGCAACTGGTGATAAAGATTTTGATAGCATGATGGGTAAAATTACCAATCCAAATGCTCTTGCTGCTCATGCGCGAGACGAACGTGCAAGAAACGCTGACCACGAATTTTTACAGATGGGAGATCATATATGGGCTCATTTGGAAAAGATAGGTAAACAAATTTTGAAGTCTCCAAGTCGTCTCGCATGGTATACCAATGCAATCAAAATAGGAGACTATGCTGCTATTGAAGATTGGTTAACAGAAGTATTACAAATTACTCCAGAGGCACTAGCAAAATTTGATGAATTGTGCTATGATTGGGGTAGACCTCTAACAGAATTCGTAGAATCTGTGCAGGAAGGCACGTTCAACCAGGACTACGTTCAACATTGGAAACGTTACAAAGCACATGCTGAAGGTAGTAATTAACGCTTGACAATTAATTCCTTGTTAGTTATAATAGATATATTATCAATTAACTAGGTGATGTTATGTATAATTTTCTACCTCGTAATAAGCCTTTCGCATATCGCAAACCAGTGAATAAAAAAATTCCCGTTGTAGTTAATTTAGTTCCAGCCGAACAAGTATGGGCAACTGCCGTCTATGCTGACCGTGTCAATGGCGGCCTTTACTTCAAAGAAACTCAGTACAAAGATGGCGAGGTAACACATGAGCCAAATCGCACGATTATGTATCGTGAATTGGATAGTGCCAATGTTAACAAAGCTATTACCGAAGCAGACTACGAAATGGGTAAACTTGCCCGTGACTGGCACAAAGGTCGTACATTAATGACTGCTATCAAGCGTCCATTGTCTGGCTTTGAAGATAACTTGGCTAAGGCTGCTGGCATGGACGAGTTTGCGTTAGAAGTACATAAATTAGAAATTGCTACAATTGCCAGTCAAATTCGTAGTTATCGCACAGGCGTTGTACATGAAGAACGTATGTGGGGTACTGATACTAGTCCACTGGCAGAAGTTGGTTCCAAGGTACAATGCCAAATTGAAGTCGTTAAAAAAATGTTCAGTCAGCAATATAATTGTACCTTTGTTAGTGCTATTACAACTGATACTCGTAAGGTATTATCATTTGCATACAATCATGTATTAGATACTGGATCAATAGTTACAATCAAAGGAACAGTCAAAGCACACCGCGATGACTGCACTCAACTTAATCGTGTAAAGGTGTTATAATGGGATTAGATCAATATAATTCGTCCAACCATGTAAGTTAGTATAAATATGTGTATGAAAACTACACCATACACATATTTGATAGGTTGGCCAGAGTTAGATCGTTGGTATTATGGATCTAGGTATGCTATAGGATGCGATCCTTCTGAGTTTTGGGTAAATTACTTTACTTCAAGCAAACATGTTTTATCTTTTAGAGAACAACATGGAGAGCCTACTGTTAAAGTAATTAGAAAAATATTTAATGATACAAAATCTGTTAGAATATGGGAGCAAAGAGTGTTAATGAAGTTAAATGTAGTAAATGATGATCGTTGGATCAACAGAACAGATAATATAGCAATAGCTCCGATGCTAGGTGAATTAAATGGAATGTTCGGCAAAATTGGCAAATTATCTCCTAGGTGGGGGTCTAAACATTCACATGCAACTAAAAAAGTAATAGGTGAAAAAAGTAAGTTAAAAAAAGAAAATATGCCAGAGGATTATAGTAAAAAAATGAGCAAAATTCAGACAGGAAGAAAACGAACTCAATCTACTAAAGATAATATAAGCGCATCATTGAAAGGTAGGACTTTCACCGAAGAACATAAAAGTAATATTAGTAAAAACCATGCCAATGTTGCTGGTGAAAAGAATCCATTTTCTGGAAAAACACATAGCGATGAACAGCGAGAAAAATGGAAAAAATCTCGTACAGGAAAAATTTGGATTAATAATGGTAGTAAGTCAACATTAGTTGATAGTAAAGAAATAGATAGTTATCTTAACAACGGATGGGCTAAAGGTAGGAGTAATAAAAATGGGTCTTGACCAGTATATGTATGTCGCAGCAAAAGCTGGTGCGTATGATGAATATTACGAAGATGAAAATTACGAAAAAGCAGACGATGATCCAACAAAACTTAGTAAACCACGCGAGTTGGGATACCGAAGAAAGCACCCGAATTTGCAGGGTTGGATGGAGCGATTGTGGCTAGAAAAAAATCCAGGTGCAGACGAAGAGACTGATTACGTGTTCAACGGCGTTGAGCTAGAGCTTACATGGGATGATTTAGATAGATTAGAAGCTGATGTTAAAGCTGGCAATCTACCAAAAACTCGAGGATTCTTTTTTGGTGATGACTCTGACGAGTTTTACAAAAAAGAAGATTTAAATTTTATTAAAGCTGCTAAGGCAGAAGTATTCCTTGGTCTTAAAGTATTTTATAACTCAAGCTGGTGATATATGAAATATCAATTTATTGGATGGTGTGGCGATGGTATTCATGATAAGGTCTGGGTTTGTATTCAATTATCTTATGACCGTTGGCGTGGAAAGTATATAACTATCTGGGGTCGGCGCGGCAAAAGTTTACAAAGCAAAGTTATAGATGGTGCCACTGACTACGATATTGACACGTTGATTCGCAGCAAAGAAAGTAAATATGCAGAAATTCCACAGGACAAACTACATGAAGTATATCCAGAATTTCAAGAAGATTTAGAAAAAACTATAGCATGGGCGTTATTAAAAGTATAAAGTTATTTCACATAAAGGACTCAGTAAATAATATGAATACGCAAGTAGACTATAGCTCGGAACAGTTCGTAGGAATCAAATTGGCAGCAGATTGGATCAGAGATCTTGAGAGTGACAATAGTAGACTACATAAAGAATCAGTCATTGAAAAAGCTTTCATGGCAGCAAAGTTAGGTTCATCTAACGCTCAATGTTTTCTTTTCAATTGTTACCAAGCATACAACCCCTATTATGTTTTTAATGTTAAAAAAGTTCCAGAAACAGATGGACTAATTGACAAACCTAATCCATGGCCTAAGTTTTGGGCCATGCTAGAAGGGTTACGCACACGCAGTGTATCGGGCAATGCCGCCCGTGATGCTATTGCAGATATGAGCCAACAGTTTGATACTATTGAATGGAATCAATTGTGTCGTAGGGTATTGATCAAAGATCTGCGCTGTGGCATTACTGAACGCACACTTAATAAAATTTTAGGTAAAACTGAATGGGCTATTCCTGTATTTGAGTGTCAGCTAGCAACAGATTCAAATAAGAATGTGTCTAAAATGAAAGGCGAAAAACGTCTTGAAGTCAAGCTAGATGGTGTTCGTGTATTAGCATTAGTAACAAAAAACAGTGTGCGATTGTTCAGTCGTAATGGCAAGCCGTTTGATAACTTTCCGCACATTGTAGCTGCCATTGAATCAGTAGTATTGAGTCTACGAACAATGATAGCACAAACCTATTCAGGAGTTGTACTGGATGGCGAAATTATTGGCGCCAGCTTTCAAGCATTAATGAAGCAAGCTCAGCGTAAAACTAACGTTGATTCTACTGACATGGTGTATAGTGTTTTTGATTTTATTCCTTTAGATGATTTTGAGCGTGGATATTGGAATGCCCAACAATATAAACGACTAGAAGCATTAGAAAAATTACGACCTATATTTGGCAATACTAATTGTATTAATATTATGGATGGCATCAATGTTGATCTTGATACATGTGAGGGACACAATCAACTGAAGCGTTACGCTAATGATGCTGTGGTGGCAGGATTTGAAGGCATCATGATTAAAGATATTGGTGCTCCGTATGAATGTAAACGTTCAAGTTTTTGGATGAAATGGAAGCCTGTTATTACTGTAGATTTAAATATAATTGGCTTTGAAGAAGGAACTGGTCGCAATGAAGGAAGACTTGGAGCCATAATCTGTGAAGGTGTTGATGATAATAAGACTATTAAAGTTAACGTAGGTGGTGGTCTTACTGATGAGAATCGTGATGAGTATTGGCTAAACAAAGATAATCTTATGGGTCATGTAGTTGAGATTGCTGCTGATGCTGTTACACAAAATCAAGACGGCACTTACAGTCTTAGATTTCCTAGATTTGTTAGATTCCGTGGCACTGAGCCCGGTGAGAAATTATAAAGGAATTATTAATGAAAGTAAAACGAAGAAAGTTTAACATTTTTGAGCAACTAGAACTAGCACATACAGATGCCACCGCGTCAGGCCCGGTTGAGGAATATGTATTGACTCCAGAGGAATTCTATGAATTTAGTCTGGATGCCAAGAATCGGCCTGGCACAAGTTTTAGGGCTGTAAAGAATCGACCCAATGATGAACTTGGGGGCGATTGGTATTACCGTGGCGCAATTATAACTGTTGGCAAGACAAATAAACGAAATGACAAATCCGGAACATGATGACCTTATTCGCCATTTGCGTGGAATACAATACATTGTAATTAACACAAAGTATGGCGGGTTCGGTCTAAGCAAAGAAGCAAGACTCCTTTATCTAGAACGAGCAGGAATTGCCTATACTCTTGTCTCAGGACCAGATAGGCACACAGAGTCATTATACGGTCCACAGGTCGAAGTGAATGGAAATAATTGGCGTGATAATGATATTGCCAGAGATGATCCTATATTAGTTGATGTAATTCGCCAATTAGGTAGACAAGCCGATGGTAGTCATGCTAAACTAAAGATTGTAGAAGTGCCTGCTGGAGTTAAATGGAATGTTGCTGAGTATGACGGTCTAGAGTGGGTAGAAGAAGTACATAGAACTTGGAACTAAATACCTAATGATATTTGAATCAATAACTTTATTAACCGTGGTAAATAATTAACTATGTTCATGACCTATCTCATGTTTGCTGTGGCGTTATGTCTTAGCGTTATTGCAGAATTTTATTCTATTGTTGGTTTAGCTGCAATATTTGCTGGTGCTCCCATATCTATTATCACTATGGGAGTAGTGCTTGGAACGTCTAAGCTATCTATAATAGTCTGGCTTCACGAATTCTGGCAGCAAGTTAAATTGCCAATGAAGATTTATCTTGTTTCGGCTGTATTGATTCTGATGTTTCTTACCAGCATGGGTATATTTGGATTCCTGAGTAAAGCACATATTGAACAAGTGGGTGTTGGGCAAGAGAATGCCGCGCAAATACAACGCATCACAGTAGAACTTAAACGACAAGCTGAAATCGTAGCTAAAGCTGAAGAAAGAGCAAAGACATTAGAAACATCTGGTACTGGTGCAGATGCTAATGTAAACAGTCAAATTCGCACAGAGCAAGAGCGTATTGATAGCACATTGGCCAGGGTGCAACCATCTATTGACGAACAGCAAAAGATTATCGACGGTCAAACAAAACTATATAACGATCAAGTTGCTAAAATTGACGAGCAACTAGCACAATTACAAAAGTTTATTGATGCCAAAGAAGTGCGAAAAGCACAAGCTTTAGTTGGCGCTAACGCCGATGGAGAGTGGGGTGCAGGTACTGCAAGAGCAGTTACTAATTGGAAATCTGCCCGTGAAGCAGAACGTAACACGGTAATTGCTAAGTTGGCAGAAGCAAATAAAGATTCTACTATTCGGTCGGCTCGTGAAGAGATATCACGAATACGAAAGGCAGTAGAAACACAAATAGCTGAATCAAACAAGTTAATTGATCGTCTACGTAATCAATTGGGCAAAGGCGATACTGCTTCGGTTGAGGTGCTGGTAAATGAACAGCAAGAAAAGATAAAAACAGCCAATATAGAAATTGAAACACTGACACAAAAGAAGTATATGCTAGAAGTGGAATATCGTAAACTTGAAGTTGAAGTGGGACCTATAAAATACATTGCTGAATTAATATACGGCGATAGTACAGATCACACTACGTTAGAACGTGCTGTACGTTGGGTTATCATGTTAATTGTTGTTGTATTTGACCCATTGGCTGCCATGATGCTGTTGGCTGCAACAGAGAGCATGAAGTGGATGAGACCGGTGGTATCTGTTCCAGTTGCTATATCTACTCCAGCAGAGCCAGTTAAAGAAAAAAAATTAAAATATAAGCCTGGTGTTAAAAAACATAGAAGTCGTATATGGAAAAGAAAACGTAAAGAACCAGTTGTGTCAGCGCCTGTTGTAGAAAAAGTTAGTGTATATGAGCCAGATGATGGGCCGTTAACTGATGATCAAATTGCTCAGATAAGAAAAATAGCTAGCGAAGACTTACCAGTTGGTAATTTAAATTCTAAAACAGATCTATTTGAAGATATTAAACCTTATGGAAATGAACTGCAACAATACAACATGACATTATGGAAAAATGAAAATCCTGACAAAACATTTAGGGAATACATTGAGCAATTCAACGCAGGGTTAATACCAGAACTGCCATGGCAAAACATGGATCACATTAATAAATTAAATCTAAGTGATAGAGAATTGATTACTCTTAAACTAGGTCTTGAGGCAGACAATGATCCTAACACAGGTGAATTAAAAGGATTTGGAATAGAATTTCCTAATTCAGCAATAAAGGGAGATATGTTCTTGCGAGTTGATAATTTGCCAAGTGTGCTATATAAATTTAACGGCAACAACTGGATTAAAGTAAATAAAAATCTAAGCGATAGCTATGTATATGATGATGCTTACATTAATCATCTCATTGAAAAAATTGAGTCAGGTGAATATGATCCTGATTTGTTAAGTGATATTGAAAGAGAACGTATTTTAAATAAACTTAACAATACTAAAAATCTAGGATAGTATGGCAGAGAAAAAAATTGAGCATTGTTCATTTTGTGGTAAACATAAAAATTCAATAGGAACATTTATTGTAGGTGAAGATGTTGCTATTTGTAATACTTGCGTCGAAGGCTGTGATAAATTAATAAAAAATAAACAAGGATCAGGAAAACTTATTTCGTCAGTGGAAATACCAGATCCACATGATATTAAAGCATATCTTGATCAGTATGTTGTAGGACAAGATAGTGCCAAAGTGGTACTATCAGTGGCTATCACTAATCATTATAAACGTATAGGCAACATTAATAATCAGATTGATAAATCCAATATCTTAATTGTCGGACCAACCGGTACAGGCAAGACACTTTTAGCTAGTACGGTGGCAAAATACTTAAATGTTCCTTTTGTTATAGCTGATGCTACTACCCTGACTGAAGCTGGTTATGTGGGTGATGATGTTGAATCAGTTATTTTAAGACTGTATCAAAATGCTGACTCTGATGTTGAGCGAACACAAAGAGGTATTATATTTCTAGACGAAGTGGATAAAATTGCTAGAAAAGGTGAAAGTGCTACTGTTAGCAGAGACGTATCAGGTGAAGGTGTACAACAAGCTCTATTAAAACTAATTGAAGGCACAAAGATAAAGATTAGTCCAGTTGGTGGTCGTCGTAGCGAAACCACCGTGGAAATTGACACCACTAATATCTTATTCATTGCTGGTGGTGCTTTTGTTGGATTAGAAGGAATTATAAAAAATCGTGTTCAAGGCACAGCGATGGGATTTAATGCTGGTATTGCTAAATCAAAAATTTTAGAAAATAATATGGTTTCTCCTGATGATCTGGTAAAATATGGTATGATTCCTGAGTTTATTGGCAGATTTAGTAGCCTTGTGAATCTTCATGGACTAACTAAAGAACAATTAGTCAGTATTTTAACTGATGTCAAACACAATTATGTGGAACAATATCAGTGGTTATTTAATCAGGATGGCGTTGAGCTTAGTTTTGAAAAAGATTCACTTAACTTAATAGCAGAACGGACTCTTAAAACAAAGACTGGTGCTCGCGGCCTACATACTGAATTAGAGCGGATATTGCTTCCGCATATGTTTGATCTATCAAAGTATCGTAAGCAAAGTATACTATCTGTGGCAATTACGTCAAATTTAGTAAATACTCCAGCGACACTCGCAAGGGAGAATGAATGAAGCTTTATGGACATACAGTAATTGTCAATGATGGAAACGTTGAAAAGGCACTTAGAAAATTTAAGAAAAAGATACAGGACTCAGGTTTATTAGACGAGCTACGGGCACGGGAGACCTATGAAAAACCTACTACCGTCCGCAAGCGTAAAGCCGGTGCCGCCAAGTCACGCTGGAAAAAGAAGCTCCGTGCCCAAGAACTTCCTAAGAAATTATATTAATTTTACCAAATAATATTAGTAGTTAATGATTTTATAGTATAATAAATACTATCGTAGGTGCCGATTATCGGGCTTACAATATGTCACTTCGTTTAATTAAAGGAGAAAACAATGACAAAAATCACTACCCTGGATCTCAATCCATTCTATCGTAACGCTATTGGCGTAGATCAACTTTTTAATCGCATCATAAATCAGATTGATCATCACGGCAATGACGGCACAAACTATCCCCCATATAACATTATTAAAACTGGAGAAAATACTTTTGAAGTTCAAGTAGCAACTGCCGGCTTTGGTGAGGGAGAAGTTGATGTTGAAGTTAAGGACAATACCCTTATCGTCAAAGGTGTAAAGGCTGACAAAGATTTGCCAGAAGGACATGAATATTCTCACAAAGGTATTAGTGCTAGAAATTTTGTTCGTACTTTTAGTCTAGCTGATTATGTAGAAGTTACTAGTGCGTTTTCTAAAAATGGCATTTTAACTGTAAAGTTAGAACGCAACATTCCAGAAGCACTTCAACCTAAATCTATTGCTATTACCTACGAATCGTAATATAATATAATTTAGTAAATACAGTACGGGATAATAATGTCCCGTACTAACCAAAAAAGGAATTAGTATGTCGGAACAAGATGTAGTTACAAAGATTGATATTAATCACGATCTTAAGGAACCTTCATTATTTAAAGTTATCTATTTAAATGATAACGCAACCACTATGGAATTTGTAGTTGAGTCATTAATGAACTTTTTTGATTATACCCCAGATACCGCAGTAAAAATTACACAAGATATCCATGAAGCAGGCTCTGCTATTGTAGCAGTATTGCCATACGAAATCGCAGAACAAAAAGGAATTGAAGTTACAATTTCTGCTCGGTCAGCAAACATGCCTCTGCAGGTTAAATTAGAGCCAGAAACAGATTAAACTGATACTGTGATTCTTTTTGGATAATATACAGGTTGTGAGAATTCAGTATCCCCTCGCCCGCGAGGGTTACTTATATATCTAATGCCATCTATGACAGTATCCACTGGTCTATGATAGTGACCAAAACACCATAATTTAATTTTATTTTCGCAATCTTCTTTTATCGCATCTTGAATGCGACTGTTGCCCATATAATTAAATCGCCATGAATCTACTAATTGTAAGTCATGTTTGATAATTTCTGGCGTTGGCACTGTATGAGTAACTATAATAATAGACTTTACATCTTGATAAGTTTGTAATTTAGCAACACTGTTTGACAGGTAACCAGCGTCACGATACGCTGTTGCATTTATACCTATGGCAGCCATTTGACTAATTTTATCTTTGTGTTGAACCCAGTTTACTGATTGTTCTAAATCTAAACTAGGATCAAAATCATAACTCCACCAGCCATTGGTCGCTAGTATAGCAATACCATTCATGACTACAACGTTATCATGAAGATAAATTACATTGCCCATAGGTGCAATTAATTCTGTTAGTTCATTATAGCTGGTAGTTAAATCTTCGGCATAATCTTTATGTTCATCGTTGCCATCAACATAAAAAACTCCTAGATAAACTTTACTAAGTTGTTTTAGTGTATCAAGTACAAGAGTCCTGTCTCTAGCAACATCTCCTGCTACTATACAGTATTGTGATGTCGGCTGACCTTCCCAATCAAAGTTGTCCCAAGTTTCTCTATGTATATCGCTGATAAGATCAAAATTCATTGAGATGCATCTTTTTATATGGTGTATGTGTATTCATGATAATTATTTAACAGGAGATACAAATTGAATATTATTTTTGGAAACAATGAATTAGAGCAGTTAAGAGACAAATATATAGTACTTGAATTAGATACCGTGACTATTAAAAGTAGTAAACCTATTACAGCATATTGCGTTATAGAAAATCTACCCATAGATGAAATGCCACGGGTTGATAACTTTAAAAAAATTCATGCTGAATTAATGGAAAACTATCGCAATAGAAACTGGGATTTTTGTATACAGGCAATTGAACAATTAATGGGATCCTGGGGTAAACAAATTGATTCATTTTATACAGTATTACTTACCAGAATAGCTGAATATAAACAAAATGAACCAGATGAAAACTGGACAGGCGTAATTCCTAAAAATTAATTTTATTTTTTAGGAACAAGATGTGCTCTAAATATTTCCCAAGCATATTCCCAACTCCAACGTTCGCTGCCTACTGCTACGCTATCTCTGTTTAATCCAAGGCAGCGATACGTAGCTGTTGATAATGATTCATCCATATATCCTGTAACATCTTCGTCAATTACATCTTTTGGACCTTGACATGGGTAAGCAGCAACCGGAGTACCACACGCCATTGCTTCTATCATTACAATACCAAATGTTTCCCACTGACTTGGAAATACAAATACATCAGCATTAGCATAATAACTGGCTAATTCTATACCTGTTTTGAAGCCTACAAATTCAACATCTGGATATTGTTTACGATAAGTTGCTAACATTGGACCATCGCCTACCATTATTTTGCGACAATTAGGAAAGTCTAATTCAAAGAAATCTTTCAAATTCTTTTCTTTGCTTACTCTGGCAACACATAGTAAAACTGTCTGTTCATTTTTGTCTATTCTGCTACTAGGATTAAAAATTTCTCTATCCATCCCACGGGTCCATGAAACAAGTTCGCCATCAAATCCGTGGTCTTGCAATTCTTCAACCATACTTTTAGTAGTAGTTAATACTTTGCCACTATGTTTGTGAAACCAACGAGCAAATCCCCATGTTAAAACTTCAGGTATTCCAAAAAGTTTTTTAAGACCTTCTGGAAATTTTGTGTGATAGGCAGTATTGTACCGATAATTATGTTTTTCAAGATATTGCCTAGCACACAAACCAATCGGACCCTCAGTGGCAATGTGAATATGATCAGGATTAATATCCTCAATTATTTTGCCAATCTTCCATGGAAAGGCAATCTTAATTTGATTGTAGCCAGGGCAGTCAACATAGCGAAAACGCATTGGATCAATATATACAATGCGATAGTTGTTCCGAATAGCACACGCCTCAATATTTTTATAGGTAGTGACTACGCCATTAATCTGATCCGGTAAATTGTCAGTTACTATTAGAATTGTTTTTTGCATTCGCCCACTACCTTAAAATTTTCAAATTTAATCCAATATTTCATATTGGCTTTAGCATACTCACATGCAGCTTGATTTTCAAACGGAATTTGTATTTTTGCTGGTATGTCATTGGAGTTGTTGATGTGTACTGCTATCAGTAATAATATCCACATGATCTTTCTCCTGTATCCAAGTAACTATTTCCCATTGTCCATCATGATGCTCTACTAATGCGGTACAACTTTCCACCCAATCGCCATCGTTCATGTACGTAACACCATCTATTTCTTTTATCTCTGCGTGATGTATGTGTCCGCAAATTACCCCATCGAATCCTTTTTTCTTACAATATGAAGCTAAGTTCTTTTCAAATTGAAATATAAAGTCTACTGCTCGCTTAACTCGGCGTTTGAGATATTGACTAAGACTCCAGTAACCAAACCCCATACGATGCCTAATCCAATTAAATTTACTGTTAAGAGAAAGCACTGTATCATATGCCCTATCACCTAAGAAACTGATCCATGGCGCCAATCTAGTGATACCGTCAAATAAATCTCCGTGGGTAACTAGATATCTTTTTCCATCTATGCCGACATGTTCTGCTTGATTCATTATTTCTATTTGTCCAAAACCAATGCCATATGGTATTAATGGACGAAGAAATTCATCATGATTTCCTGCTATGTAAATTATTTTTGTACCACGCTTGGCATGTCCTAATACACGACGAATTACATTGCTATGACTTTGATTCCATTTCCAACGATTTTGTTGAATTTTCCATGCATCAATTATGTCACCTACCATGTATAATGTATCACATGTATTGTTTTTAAGAAAATTATTTAATTGATTAGCCTTACAGTCTTTGGTTCCCAAATGAACATCGGAAATAAAAATTGTTCTGTACTTTTTTTCTGACATTTGTGATCCAAAAGTTACTGGTTACGAGTTCCAGTGATACTCTATCTTGTACCCGATTTTAAGTTACCGCACTAGTATTTATTATAATAGCAGCACTTAACTGTTACTTTTTTGTTACTGTTCCCATAATATAATATGGCATGAAATAAACGGTTAGCATATTTAACACCATCATATTATATATTTCGTTACTCCAATACTTGTTAATATCTTGCTGTGTAGGTTTATACATTTGACTAAATGCTAATGGCAGTGGTGTCATATCTAACATATATACCCTTGATAGCAAATATTTATCTATTTTTATCATAGCAATAATTGATTAGATCTGAACTAGTTTTTCTGCCAAATTTTGGTAAAGATACATTTGACAACGTTTTGGCTATATTAACCGATTGACAATCCTTGCATAACACAGTATAATAGTGTTATGAAAGATAGTTTACCATTAACCTCTAAACAGGTAGAATTTGCCCATGCCTCCAAAATGATACGATACTGTCGTTTAAATTTTGGTCCGCGTGGGGAACGATGGGATTTTGATGGTGTAAAATATATTAGATTTCAGTTTAAGGAGGAGAAAGACCGCACTTGGTTTTACTTTGTTTTCGCAAATGATATAAAGGATCCACATGAAAGGTAAGCTGGGATTTGCTTGCAAATGGATTGATCACCCCGATCAAGTCAATGGTATTAAACCATCTGACGATGCTAAGAAGTACAATACAGGAGGCACTACCGTAGCATGGCTAAATCGCCAGACTAGGGAAGTTGCTGAACAAAAACTCTGGGACTTAATGGTACAAAATATTGAGTCCACATATCAACTTGTTAATAAGGTAGGAAATTTAGATGAACACCTTCGTATGGTTCGCATTAGTAGTGATATTTTACCAGTCTATACTCATGATAGCTGGCGTTATTTTTGGCGTTTGCCTGACGTTATCAATTACCTCGGAACGGCGTTCAATAAAGTTGGCGACAGGGCTAGGAGCAGTGGGGTGCGTCTTAGCTTCCATCCTGGTCAGTTCTGCGTTCTGGCTTCAGATTCTGACAGCATTGTTTCTAGATCAATAGAGGAGTTTGAATATCATGCGGACATGGCAAGATGGATGGGCTACGGGAAAAAATTCCAAGACTTCAAAATCAACGTGCATATTGCTGGGCGGCAAGGGCCAGAGGGTATTAGGAAAGTCTTGGGTAGCCTCAGTGCGGAAGCCCGAAACTGCATCACTATTGAAAATGAAGAAAATGCATGGGGGTTAGATGATGCTCTTACTATTAGCGATATTGTTCCTATTGTGCTTGATATTCATCACCATTGGTGTCGTGAAGGCGAATACATTGCAGCCAATTCCGATCGGATTGCTCGTGTGGTGGATAGCTGGCGTGGTGTCAGGCCTACTTTACATTATAGTGTTAGTAGAGAAGATTGGCTCCCAGACCATGATGTAAATGTATTGCCAGACTATAATAAGCTATTAGCAGAAGGTAAAAACAAACAAAAGTTACGAGCACATAGTAATTTTATGTGGAATACTGCTTGCAATGAATGGGCATTATCTCATTTGTCCTGGGCAGATATTATGGTAGAATCAAAAGGAAAGAATCTTTCTTCCTTTAACTTATATAGGCAGTGGAAAAATGGAATTGATTACAGTAGCCAGTAGTAATATCTGGCAATATATTAAGCAAGATTGGCATAGCAATCGTACCAGATTTCTAGCAGAAGTCTTTGCCTGGCTATGTTCGTTGGTAAGCGCAATTATATTTGCGGTAACGGTTCCAACCATTCCAGTAATTCCACTTTATACTATCTTTATCAGTGGATGTATTGCTACTGCCTGGGCATGCTGGACCAGACGGAGTTTTGGACTATTAATCAACGCTGTCTGTCTGGTCGTTATTGATGCAATTGGACTGATTCGTATGCTGCTTATGTAGCAGCAGTCTTTTTGCGTCTTCTGGTAGTTTTGACGGCTCCTGTGGCCTCTTTTTTATCTGCCACAACTGGTGCCGGTTCTTCAACTGGTGCCGCTACAACTGGTGTAGGTGCTTCCACTTTATATGGCGCTGGCTCTACTACCGCCACTGGCTTAGGTGAAAGTCCAAATAATCTTTTTAAAAATGCTAACATAGTAATCTCCTGATATTATATTTAACTTATTTTTAATATAGGTAGAATTATTCTACAATGAATTTATTATTCTTTTTATAGTTTTCTTCTTTCGTAATAATTCTAAGATTGTTCTCTACATGAAGTCCACATACTAGTGGATGTTTAAGAGGTATGATATGATCAACTTGATATGAAATTCCAGTATCAGCAGACAGTCTCTTAGATTCTTCATAAATTTTTTTTATTTTTTCTTTATCCGCCCATTTAGGAGTAACTATTTTTAATAAATCATTACGATCATAAAATTTTCTACGATCACCACTGATATCTATTTGTTTTCCTTTTTTTAAAGCTTTTAATAATTTCCATTGTAATATAGGACCCATGAAATCAACAGATGTATTCTCTTGAGTTTTTTGACTAATAGCTGTGACTTTTTCTTTTTTAATTGAAGTTTTTTTATTCTCTCTCAATACTAATTTTTCTTTTTTAATGGGAGTTTTTATCTTTTCAACTAAAACTAATTTTTTTGGTTCTATTGGTTCAACTAATTTATGTTTGCGAGACGCACTAAATTTTGCTGCATGAGATCTACTGCAAAAGTTCCATCTCCAATTTCTAGTTGGGTTGTTACATTCAGGTAATTTACAAAGTTTAGTTTCCATATATTTATTTTCAAATTTGTGCGGTACAACATAAATAACTTTATATGCTCGTTTACGATAACGGCATAATCATTAGTATACTTATAAGGAAATCACAAAATGAAAACTTTTTTAAAATGGATCACAAGTCTATTCGATACACCTTCATACGGACAACGTATGGAAAAATATATTACCAGCAAAAATCCCACCAACATTGCCGATGTTGAATACTGGGCCAGTACATTTGAGCGCGGCGTACAAAAGGGGTTAATTTAATGAGAAAATTTTTAAAAGCAGTTCTATCCGCAATTATTGAAGCCAGAATGCGTCAGGCTAGACTTGATATCAGATATAGATATTATTGATATTTTACCAAAAATGCTTGACAATATTGTTGCAATGCAATATAATATATAAATAAGATAGAGAACAGTTAGTGCCCAATGGTGGGGCTAACATAAAGCTCGCTTAACCGGAGATTTAAAATGGAATTTATGAAAACACTAACAGAAGCAATGGATCCTGTAAAGATGATTGACCAGGCCCAAAAGAACGTATCAACAATGTTGAACTTTGTTCAACCAAAAGAATTAAGCTGGACACTAACTAAATTAGCAGAAGCTAATGCAGAATATGCTAAAGCCAGTGTAACTGCGTTCAAAACAATGGCAGATCTTGCCAAAGATTCAGCATCAAAGTTTACAGCAAATCTAGACAAATCAGCAGCTAAGTAATTAGCTCATACAAAGCCCCTAACGGGGCTTTTTTTTTGGATAATTTTTGGCATAATAAATATTGACAATCGAATAGAAACGCAGTACAATCATAGCTTAAAAGTCAAAACATGGCATCAAATATAAACGATAACGATAATAGCAAAGAACCCGGGCAATTACTTCAAGATTCTGGTATGTATGTATTCATGGATGAAGTTGGCCATGAGACAATTAAACCTGTAATTGAATGGATATTATGTGCCAATCATGTGGCTAAACGCAAGAAAAAAGAATTACTTCTAATGATATGTTCGGAAGGCGGCAGTGTTGACCATGCTTTTGCTCTGATAGATGTAATGCGATCTAGTACGATCCCAATTAAAACTGTCGGTCTAGGCACAATTGCCAGTAGTGGTTTGCTAATATTTCTAGCTGGCACTAAGGGTTCCAGAATCCTCACACCCAAAACAAGTATACTAAGTCATCAATATTCTGCATACTCCGAGGGAAAACACCACGAATTGTTTTCAATAACTAAGGAATTTAATCTGGTTAATCAACGTATGGTAGAACATTACAAAGAAACTACCGGACTAGATGAAGATACAGTTAAATCTCAACTGTTGCCCTCTAGTGATGTTTGGCTTACAGCAGAAGAAGCCTTAGCCCTAGGCATTTGCGATTACATAAGTGATCTTAAAAAATAACCATATAGCTTGACAATATAATGTGGACATGTTATTATAACGTAACATTAACATTATAAGGAAGTTGAATGCCCAGTTTAATCCCCATGGTAGTAGAACAAACCGCTAAAGGCGAACGTAGCTACGATATCTATTCCCGTCTTCTTAAAGACCGTATCGTTATGCTAGATACAGATGTCAACGAAACTAGCTCAAGTCTAGTAGTAGCACAGATGTTATTCCTCGAAGCTGAAGATCCAGACGCAGATATCCTATTTTATATTAACTCACCAGGTGGATCGGTTACCGCCGGTATGGCCATTTATGATACCATGCAGTTTATCAAGTGTGATGTTTCCACTATTGTTATGGGCCAAGCCTGTTCCATGGGTTCATTGTTAGCACAAGCAGGCACAGCAGGCAAGCGATTGATTCTGCCTTATGCCAGACATATGATACATCAACCATCAGGCGGTGCTCGTGGACAAGCCACCGACATGTTGATTCAGGTTACCGAGATTCTCAAGATGAAAAAAGAACTCACCCAGATCTATGTCAATCATAACTCAGCAGGCAAGACATTTGATGAACTTGCTTCTGATATGGAACGTGATAACTTCATGTCAGCACAAGAAGCAGTGCAGTATGGATTAGCCGATAAGATTATTACCAAGCGAGATTAAAATGTTACGACAATCATATGACTTATCTAGTTTTATGGAACAGGCAATAGAACGGGGAATCAATGTACGATTTCCAGACACACTTGATGTAGATGTGTATGAAGAAAAGTTTGAACAGTTAATTCAATGGGATATTAGAACAAATTGTAATTCTATAATTTTATATGAACACGACTATAAACCAGTTGCGTTCTATGATGTTAATACACTTGAAGGATTTATTTTGTCTCACAGTATGACATGACATTAACTATATCTGAACTTAACAGGTTTTTTGCCAACTTGGAAAAAAAGTTTGAGGCTAATACTAAAATTTTTTCTCCAGCATATTTTATAACGGGACTTTCTGAAAAGATGCATCAGGAAATGCCTGGCAATTATATGTTAAAATTTGAAGAAGATGATCAGGGTAAACTAAGGATTACAATTGACTTCTTCACAGAGCAAGATGAACTAATGTTTATATTAAAATATTCATGATGTACCTATTCTTTCTTAAGCTAACACTAGTAATTCTGGTAATGACAAACATAGTATTGGTAATAGGCAAATCATTATCACTTAGACAGGTAATACTAATTACGGTATTAGTTGTGATACTGTCATTATTGCTTTCAGTGATAGATTATGCTATACTACAAATGACAATAGACAGCCTATCAAGGTCACTGAGACAATATATATGAATAACTTAATTACCGACTTTGGCTATACTGTGGATAAAGAACTACTGTTGTCTATCGTGGACAACGAAAGAAAGAACAGTAGCGTATACCACAGTTCCATGGAGAACTGGCGCTGGAGCAACAATGTCAAACATCCATACTTTGAAACTCTAATGCTGGATTTAAAAGTTAAAGGATGGGTTGATTTTTACTTTCAAGAACCCAACTCCTTTCTACTACCACACATAGATCCAAAAAGTATATCAGCCATTAACTTTGTGCTAAGTTCAGAACCGGCGCCTATTACATTTTATCCTAATGCTGTTGATAGAAACAATTTAGGTGAAGCAGTTGACTATACATATACCACAGCAATAATTAATCCCACAGTGTATCACTCGGTCCAAACAGGCGCTACAGAACGAATCCTATTTAAGATTTGTATAGCAAGCGAAAGCTATACCGATCTAGTTAAGAGATTACTGCCACATGGTTAACATGACCCTTTTTGAAATGCCAATTACACAATATATGATTAAAAAGAAACCCTGGCAAGAATACCTACGGACTTTAAATCCACGTCCAGTCTTCTACATCAGTGAAGACGATATCAAACAATCAGAAGAACATGATGCAATTAGTCTGATGCGGATGCAAGATCATAGTCCGGGTGATTATACACTAGAGAAATACTATCATGAATATCATGGTTATTCATATAGATTAAAGTTTGCCTCACCCCAAGAGGAAACTTTCTTTAGGTTAAAATACGAATGATTGATTTTGAACTGACAAAAATAAGATTTACAGGCGCTGAATTTATAGAAGTAGGTCTATGGTTAGAACAACATATGCCCAATCCACCCTTGCCAGAGCCACAACGCTGGACATTGGGACAGGATAAAAACAACGGTTTTAGATATGGTATTAAGTTTGAGAATGACTATGATGCTACCATGTTCGCACTACGCTGGCAACGCTGATGATTATAGTTAAAATACCCTATACCGATGCACGATTATATGCCACTAAACGTGCCATTGAAATGAGCAACTGGTGCAAGGAAAACGGACTAGTACACAGCCAAGACTTTGACTGGAGCTTTATGGGTAATCTAAAAGAAATCCACTTTAGATTTTATAATGATGATGAAAGTAGGGCTACTATGTTTGCCTTAGTTTGGAATAGATAATTACGCTTTAAAGTTATCTGTGTCAAGAGTATCTTGTATAAATTTATATACTTCTTGATATACTAATTTATGATACCTCTTATACACTGCCTGAACCTTGGGATCTGTTTTGCCTTTATATCGTTTATCTAGATATCCGTCAATTAGACGAGTTATATCCCTAAGAGCATTGTTACCTTGATTTATGTACGAACTTTTAGTCGGTCTTGGTTGTTCCAACATATACCTACGTATTATGCCTAGGGCAATGTTATGAGCATGGGCAGCTATTTCCGCAGTACTGGCAAAGTATAAATCATAATATCTTGCTTGTTCTTCCCTGGATAACTTAGGCGATGACGCAGAGTTATCACTAGGAAATACACTATTTTTTCTTGCCAACTTAGCAAATTCATTTTTTTCTTTGTCAAGATGACTGCGAAATTCAAATTTACCGCCTCTATGCTTTTGTCGTGCATGTTGAATTATATGAACTAATTCATGTATAAATGTACTGGCATATTCATTAATAGCCTTCTTTAAATCACTGAACTCTAATAAATCTACCCCGTCATTTTCAATCATTTCCTCTACCACTGAATACAATCCCTTTAGTAATTCTCCGATTACATATTTTTTCTCTACCTTATTTTTTATTACTTCACAGATTAAAGAAGTTATCTTTATCATGACATTTCTATTCATGACTATTTCATAACCCTGAGCATATCCGCCTATGTTATCTTTAAGTAATTTAGATTCTACCTCCTGTAATGCGGGTTCGATTCTATGTCCTAACGCGAATAATGCATCATTTACCTCGTATGATACATGATTTAAAAGATCTACCTCCATTAATTTATAGAATTTTTCTGTATTTCCCTTGTTGTATTCTTTTTTACTATTCTCGTATTCGTCGTCATCAGCCCAATAAGCTTCGTATGTATCGTTTAATGCCTTAACCATCCCTGTTAGGATTACTTTTTTAACTTCAGGATCATACTTTGATAGACTAATCTCTTCATCTAACTCAGAATTTTCTAAAACGAATTCGTGATATCTCATTTAATTTCCTTCGATTGACTGTCATCAGGCCCTGACAATGGCTGTGCCATCCTAGACTTTAATACAGTATCAAGATAATCATATGGCTCAGCCCTAGGCTCTGCTCGTTTTAAATATCTATTTGTATCGGGTATACTTCCGGTTCTGGATAACATATCACTATGTGTGCCTACATTCTTTGTCTTAGGATTAAATATCTTATCCTCGACAAATGATAGGAATTGTTTTGAACTGTTATGTTGAATAAACTGTTTAATCACAGATGACAATGCAGTTACACATTTTATATAAGCTTCCCCATCAAACGGTATCTTTTGTTGTCCTGTTCCAAATAATCTAGCCCAGTCTGATGTAAACATTCCACCTGTGCGCTGTACATTATCCTTAAACAATCCTGGATTATCATACTGAGGAAAATCACTCCATAAAGATTGTGGCACAATACCTAGCGGTTCTGATACAGTTACGAAGTATACAGGATACCTATTATCATTGATTAACTTATTATAACTCTTATATAAACCCTTACTAGCACCAGCCCAGGGTTTAGTCTTAGCACATGGAACAAACGCTACCATAGAATAACGTTCTGGCACCACATACGATATAATCTCACGATGCCATGCTGAAATAACAGGATCATTGAGCAGATGTAAGGTCTCGCCAGGTGTATATGCTGTATATTTAGGATCTAAGGATGGATTACTTGCAAGACTTCTTTCGACAAGAAAGCGCCTAAATCTAGGCCAATCTTCATATGATATGTATCCTGGTGTTCCTAGCTGTGCTAATTCAACAGCAGATAATTTTGAATAGGCCTGTTTAATTTCAGACTTAGATAATTTATCGGCAGACACAGGAACTACCGATGCTATTGTTTTCTTTTCTTCTATTGCAAATTCACGATATCTCATTTTAAATCGTCCGTTGTCCAATGACCCGGCCACATGTGTAATCCCATAGATTTCATTATTTTTACCATTTCAATAACCTTAGGAGTAGGGTTTTTTATCCATGGCATAGCATATTGATAATTATCACTAACAGCTGCAATTTGAACCGACTCTGGAGGATCAATTCCAGCATTAACAATATTTTTTATAAGACTTCCGTCAACCTTAACATATGCTACCATATCTGCATCAGAGGGTTTTACTCCACTCTTGAGCAATTCCTCAAAACTAGGAGGCTTAGGTATACTTTGCTTTTTTTTCATTTTTGCATTATATGCATGAAAATCATATCCAGCAGCATTCTTAACTTTCTGACTAGTCCTAATTCCCCAGTGTGATAATGTATCTACAAAATATTCTTTTTCTTCGGGGTCAGACATTGCGTTTATCGTGGCTAGTTGAACTGCCTCTGATGGAATAATTTTTTTCTGATGAAAAATCCAAATATTGCCTGGATTTCTTTTAACCGCTGCTAGTTGTAATGCTTCAGTAGGATTTTTAATAATATTAATATCAGATTGTATGCTTGAGTGAAAAAAATCCATCTGTATTTCTTCTGGAGGATTACTAATATATTTAATTGAACGGGGTGTTGTTTTTACAGCAGCCTTCATTACAGCAATACTAGGCTTAATACCTGCCTTTATAATTGAGTCTATAGCAGTGCCATCTTTTTTAACAGTAGCAATTTGTAACTGTTCTGAGGGATTTCTTACCCATCTAATAGCCTGTGGCTCTTTTAACAAAACTTTATCTATAAATTCTCTAGATGGGTTTGGCATAAATCTTAACTCTTTTGGATTGTCCAGTACCGCAGTCATCTGAGTCTGTAAATCCATATTTCTAAATTTATCGTAACCTCCTGCTAACCGGGCTTTCGTATTCTCTCCATCATATTTTTTACGGTCTATTTTTGATGGAAGATAATTTTCACGATTATAAACCTGCTTTATAACTGTAACAGCGCCTATGTCAAAAAACACAGCCTGTGTTGACTCATTAGAATGAATTATACCAATACCTGCATCAACACATCCTGCTATGCCTATTGACCTAAAAAGATTATTCCATGCTAATGAATCTGCTGGAACTGTGCCTCTTGGTTTATCTGCTGCAATCATTTTAGATACTTCCCGCGTCACATACCATAACCTTGCGCCTGGAAAAGAACTATATTTAATTGGCTCGGAGGGCATCATAAAAAGATCCACTCCTTTGAATGAATCATTTGACATAGATTTATCAATTATAGCATCAATTTCATCTGATACAGTTTTCCAATCTTTAGAAGATTTATTTTTCATATACAGCTTTATCTTCTTGTAGTATAGATTTACCTCTGCCTCAGATATGTTTACAAGATTAATTATGTTACCCTTAGCCTTAAATATCGTGGCATATTCACTATGACCTGCGAATGGCAATCCTTTCATGCCTCTATCACTAATATATTTTCTAATATAAGTAGCGGGGTATGAGTATATGCCTAACGGAGTATCGTAATTGCTTTGTGGATTAATGCCTAGCTTTTCTATTGAAGTGAATGTAACAAACAAATTTGTAATATCCGCTATGGTATCAGCAGTTTCACCGGCTTTATCTATTGCTTGATATATCTCGGAATTAACCGTAACCTTTGGATTTTGTTCAGGATTCTTCCTAAGCTCTGTGACGAATTCTTTATATCTCATAATGTTCCATTAACTAGTACTTATTTATAAATAAGCTATTGTGAGTATATTATGAAAACACTAAGAGAAATGATTGACCTGATAGAAGGTATTAACGATCCTGCCATATTCAAAGTAGTATTCCTAATAGGCGGACCCGGCAGTGGCAAGGGCTATATATCAAAACAACTAGGCCTCCAAAGCCTAGGATACGTTCCCATCAACAGTGATACAGCATTTGAATTCCTCATGACTAAGAATAACCTAGACTTTAAGATGCCAGACTCAGAAGAAGAAAAGCGTAATCAAGTCAGAGACCGTGCAAAACAAGTCACCGCATCTAAGATAGCTCTAGCAGTCCATGGAAGATTAGGCATAGTTATAGACGGCACCGGTGATAACTTTGAAAAAGTCATCAGAATGAAAGCCAAATTTGACGAACTAGGATATAATAACTTTGTTGTTATAGTGAATACCGACTTTGAGGTTGCAAAACAACGTAATCAACTCCGTGCCAGAACAGTACCAGACCATGTTATCAGTGATAAATGGCATGCCGCCCATAACAATATGGGTAAGTTTGCAAACGCTTTTGAGAATGCCGCTGTCATAGATAACAGTGGAGATAATGAAACTACCAATCAACAGATCCAAACCACGTATAAGAAACTAGTGAAATTCACAAACCAAGCACCTACCAAGAATCCTGCTAGAGCATGGATTCAAAGTAACAAGCCAGCATAGAAACACAACAACAATAACCCTAGACCAAAAATCTACCGGGATCCTAGATAAAAAATTTATTCCGGTTTTGGAAACCACCGTTTTTCTACCGTCGTCCAGCTCCGGCGTAGACAGTAACCTACCGTACATACTACCGTAATCTACCAGATATCGGAAAAATAAAACCTACCGGATATCCGGAAAAACAAGTTTACGCAAACTTTATTTGGCGCGCCAGCACTAAAGTATACTTGTATTGTAGCTTAAAAACAACACTGGGGTGTCCCAGTTTTTGGAAATCGCTTGACAATTAAATAAAACGATTTCGCTTGACAATTAAATAGAACGATTTAAACGCTCTGTAAGCGTTCAAAATCAAAAGTGATGCTCTGCTATCAACTGACGCACTAGAGAGCGTCTGAAGCTCTCTAGTGCGCTTACCGCGCACGTTTTACGATACAGTCAGCACTTGCTTATTGACTGTCAACTTGACTAAGTTGCTCAGCGTTACAGTGCGCAGCGTTACATCGTGCGTTACGTCGTTAGTCTTGTTATAGACTAACGTGCTATCGTTCAGCAGCTTAGCTGCGTCACTCTTAGTCATAAACGATGCAGCGTACTCTTTCGTTGACTCTACATCGTCAACGAACACAATCGACTCAGCACGATTGTAGATCGCATACAAGTATTGCTTAGCAGCGTCTTTCTTGTGTTGCACGATGCTAAAGCAGTCAGTATGCTCGAAGTAAGTTTCGCTTACAACGAAGTCAGTAATCTCTGACTCGCTGAGCTTGTTAGCTGAGCGCAGCACTTGCTTACGATACAAATCGTAATCTTTAATCGAAGCGAATAACTGAGCGTTGCAGCGCACAGCTTTACGAATCTTAACAGCACGATTCGCTGCGCTAGTGTTAAGCTCAACACAGTATTCGATGTTAGCGAAGTTAGTTCCTGCTCGCAGTGCTGCGCTGATTTGCGCTGCGCTGATTTTGTTCTTTGATGCGTCTTGCTTTGCTTTCACTGCTACTGCGTCAGATGATGTAAACATATTCGCTCTCGCTTGTTAAGAACACTTCGTTTGACTTCAGAAACTACATTTTACAGATTGACGATTTAATTGTCAAGCTGACTTCACTTCGCTGCGCTGCTCTGCACTTCGTTTGCTGCGTCAACAACTGCATTATGAACGATGACGATTTAATTGTCAAATCGTCATCGCTTGCTACTCGCTACGCTACGACAATCAGCGTTTGCAGCGCAGCAATTGCTGCTAAGTCTTTCTTGAATCGTGCTTCAGTCACGACTCGCTCTCGTGCTTTGTACTGAGCTTTGCTCAGCACTGTCACACTAGACGATAAGCACTCATTATCGTCATAATCGTCAGCGTCAACGTCAACGATTGCTTCGATCACTCGCACTTCAACGAACGCATCAGCGCACTCGAACAAGAAAATGTTCGTTCGTTCGTTCGTCAGCAGATTGTCGAGCTTGATATCTGCTTCAGTGTTTTCTAAGCAATACATTGCATAGTAAGACTCAGCACAATCACGCACGACTGACAAAGTGTAGCTTGTTTTCATGTTTCACTCTCTTGTTAAGTGTTTTGCTTCAGAAACTCTATTATGAACGAAGTCGATTTAATTGTCAAATCGACTTCGCTTGCTGCTACTAGAATCGCTCAACGATCACGCTGATTGAAACATGATCGTAAGTATTACGCTCATCATCTTCGACAATCTTGATTGTCACTTCTGCGTCATCACTAGACTGCAAAAACCATACTGATACTTCAGTATTATCACGACGATAATTTTCGTCTGCGTCATCAAACGTCATACAAGTTGCAATGTGTTGCTGAGCAATTTTAACAATTTCAGCAGCAGTCTGAGATACTTTACGCATAGTCGCTCTCACTTGTTAAGAACTTCGTTTAACTTCAGAAACTGAATTATTGCACACTACGATTTAATTGTCAACTAGTCGCTTTCGCTTTGCGATACAGTTTTCGCTGACAACAACGATATATTAACTGAGTACGATTTAATTGTCAACTAGTCGCTTTCGCTTT